CTATATTTATAACTTAATCATAAAATAATAAAAATGTCAAAAATTAGTAAAGAAGAATTAAAAGAATTGCAAGAATCACAAGGTAAATTAAATGCTATTAAGCACGATTTAGGTTTATTATCAAATCAATCATTTCAATTAAACATTATGATGAACGATGAAAACCAAAAACAAAACAAATCTAAAGAAAATCTTGAGGAAAAATATGGTAAAATAAATATTGACCTAAAAGATGGTTCTTATGAATTAATCCCAGAAAAAGATGAAAAAAATTAGTGAACATATAAGTTTTAAAGAAGCAACACATTCTCAAACTGCAAATAAATTTGGTTTAGAGAACAAACCTAATAAAGACCATATAAAAAATATGGAAATTTTAGCAGAAAAGGTTTTTGAACCTTTGAGAGATTGGGTTGGTGGACCTATAAAAATTAATTCAATGTTTAGATCAGAAGAACTTAATAATAGAATTGGTGGTGCTATGAGTTCATCACATATTTTAGGAAATGCTTTTGATATTACTTCTTTAGGTAAAAAAACTAATCTTGAGATGTTAAATTATATTATTAAAAATTTAGATTTTGATCAAATAATTTCTGAATTTCCAAATCAAGATGGTGAACCGAGATGGTTACATATATCTTATTTAAATAAAAAAGATAATAGAAAACAAGCATTAGAAATTAAAAGAAAAGGTAAATATTATACTTATACAGATTGTAAAAATTGTGAATAAATTTCAATTTTCAATTATAGAAAGATTTACAGTTGGACCATTAATTGGTTTTAGTTATTATCCTATAGAGTATGAAAAAGATTATACTGAATTAAATATTTATTGCATAGTTTTTGTATTACACTTTAAATTCTATTAATATGCCAATACCAAAAAAAAAGAAAAATGAAAAACAGTCTAGTTTTATGATTAGATGTGTTCCAGAGTTAATGAAGTATCACGAAAAATCACAGGCGATTGCTATGTGTTATAAAGCATTTAAAAAATGAAAAAAGAAGTAGGAATAGATTTAGATAATGACGGTAAACCTGATTTACATTTTGATTTAAAAACTTTAATATTAGTGGTAGGTGGAATAATAAGTATAACTATGACTTATTCAACACTTACTAAACAAATTGAACTTAATAAAGCAGAGATTGAGATAGCTAAACAATTACCACCTGCTCAGTCTCACGATATAATAGATCAAAAAATTATATTTTTAGAACAACATATTAAATCAGAATCTGAAAGATTAGATAAATTAGAAGATAAAATATATAAAAGATGAAAAATAAAAAATGATAAAAATATTAAATAAACTTTTTGGTGGCACAGGAACAAATATAGCAGAAAAAATATCTGGAATTATTGATAAACATACTTTTAGTAAAGTAGAAAAAGCAGAATTTGAGAAAGAAATGGAGCAAATATTTATTAAAGCAAAACTTGATTTAGAAAAAGAAATTACAACTAGGCATAAATATGATATGGAATCTGATAGTTGGTTAAGTAAAAATATAAGACCTTTATTAACTATTTTTTCATTATTATTATATACTATTTTTTCTGTTACCGATGGAAATATAGGAAATTTTAATATACAAAATAATTATGTAGATTTATTAGGTCAAATAGTTATAATGTCTTTAGGATTTTATTTTACATCTCGAGGTATTGAAAAAACAGCGAAAATACTAAAAACTGACAAAAGAATTAAATAGTTTTTTTATATATTTGTTCTATACAAACGTATAAACTTACACAACCTAAGAAAAATGGAAGGTGTTTGGATCAGGTAATTTTGAAAATTTGTTTTTATAAGGGGGGAGGTTTTTCTTTCTTTTCTTTTATTTTCTTCTGGTTACTTGTTTTATTTTGTTTTCTTTCTTTTAGTTATAAAACACATTATTATATCTACAAATGAAAAAAATTACCAGAAAAAATATAGTTAAAAGGTTAGATACAGTATTTTCTTTATATATAAGACTAAAAGATTCAGACAATGAAATGGTAGAATGTTATACCTGTGGTAAAATAAGTCATTATAAAAAAGGTATGCAATGTGGACATTTTCAAAGCAGAAAATCATATTCAACAAGGTGGGATGTAGATAATTGTAAAGTACAATGTTATGGTTGTAATGTAATGAAATATGGCGAACAATATAAATTTGGTTTAAAACTTGATCAAGAATTTGGAAAAGGTATTGCTGAAGAATTATTAATTAAATCAAAAAAAATAGTAAAATATACAAATGAAGATTTATTAGAAATGATTAATAAATACCAAAATTTGGTAAATTCATTAATATAGTTATCTTTACAACTTACATTGGTTATCTATACTTATAGATGTCTTTGTTTCTTTTTGTTTTTTTGTCAAAAATTGGGTTATTAATTTAACCCTTTTTTTTTATATAAAATATTTTTTGTATATTTGTTTTAAATATAAAATATATATTATGACAAAAGAAAAAACAATAAGTTTCCAAGAACATTACATTTTAATAGATTATTATAAAAATAAAATTAAAGATTTACAAAATCAAAATTTTAATCTTAAAATGATCATTGAAAATGAAAAGGCAAAACTAGAAGTAGAAAAAATGAATTCAAATAATTATAATCAAATATGAAAACAAACATACATACCAAACTTTTTAAGTTACAATCAGAAATAGGTGCAATTAGTAAAGATTCAAAAAATCCTTTTTACAAATCAAAATATTTTGATATTAATTCCTTGATTGGTCAATTAAAACCATTATTAGATAAACATCAATTACTATTATTACAACCAATTACTAATAATTATGTAAGAAGTATTATATTTGATTTAGATGGTGGCTCTATAGAATCAGCTATGAAATTACCAAAAAATTTAGATGCACAAAAAATTGGTAGTGCTATTACATATTTTAGAAGATATACATTACAATCTTTATTAGCATTACAAGCAATAGATGATGATGGAAATTTAGCTAGTAAATCAAAACCCTTAAATAATCCAATACATAAACCATTATTATTAGACAATTCGCCTGAATTAAAAAACGCTATTAAAGGAATGTCAAAAGGTGCTTCCTTAGATGATGTTAAGAAAATATATAAAATAACACCTTATATCCAAGAAAAATTATTAAACTTTAAAATATGAATAAATTAGACACAGCATTGTTGTTAAAACTTACTAAAGCAGATAAGGAATTATTAAAAGAAAAAGCAGATGAAAAAAGAATGTCTTTATCTGGCTATATTAGAAATGAATTATTAAACAATTAAATATATAAATTATGGCAGGAATTATTACAGCAAGTATTAGGGTAGATAAATTACCTAAAGAAAAATTTATCAAAGGTAAAGATGGTGCAGTTTATTACAATTTAACTATCTCTTTAAACGATGAAACAAGATATGGAAATAATGTTTCTATTTCTGATTCACAAACACAAGAAGAAAGGGAAGCTAAATGTAAAAGAAATTATTTAGGTAATGGAAAGGTAGTATGGACTAATGACATTATTAAAATAGCAGACAAACCAGAAGTTGTTGCAGAAAATACTTCTAGTGATTTACCTTTTTAAATAAAAAACTATTTTTTAATTAAAGGAGGATTAATAGTCCTCCTTTTTTTTTTATATATTTAATTAATGACAAAAAAACGAATGAATGAACAGGAAACTGTTCAGCATCTTATTATGCAATCTATTGAAGAAGATTGCGTAATTAATCCAAAAGAAATAATAACTTATCCACCTGTAGCTATATCTTTAGGTGAAAAATTGATTAAAACAAAATATGGTGATATGTTAATGCCAATTCCTATAGGAACTTATGGTAATTTTTCATTTATACAAGCACCACCTAAAACCAAAAAAACCTTTTTTGTATCCTTATTAATTTCTGTTTATTTAAGTGATCAAAACAATTTTGGTGGCAATATAAAAGGACATAGAGAAAATAAACAAGTTTTGCATTTTGATACTGAACAAGGAAAATGGCACGCTCAAAAAGTGTTTAAAAGGATTTTAGATATGAATGTAGAAGATTATTCAAAATTTTATCATACTTTTGGATTAAGGACAATAGGTTTTAAGCAAAGATTACAATTTATTGAATATTGTTTAAAGCATAAAGTTCAAAATACAGGTTTATTAATTATTGATGGAATTGCAGATTTAGTATCAGATGTAAATAATATCGAAGAATCTAATGCTTGTATTCAAAAAATAATGGAATGGTCTGCAAATTATAATTGCCATATTATAACTGTAATTCATTCTAATTATGGAAGTTCTAAGCCTTCTGGTCATCTTGGATCTTTCCTTGAAAAAAAAACAGAGACACAAATACAATTAGAAGCAAATACAGTAAATAAGGATTGGATAACCGTAAAATGTAGAAGAAGTAGGGGTTATTCATTTGAAACATTTAGTTTTAAAGTGAACGAAATAGGATTACCAATAATAATTGGTGATTTATATGACCCACTTAAAAATTGAGTTATTTATGCGAAATTTATTGGTTGATATTTTTAAAAAACACAAAATTTGGATTGAAATTGTTGAATCCTTTGGGTGTAATAAATTAACAGCCGAAGATTTAGTAATGGAAATGTATATTAAATTAAAAAAAAATATTGATAAAGGATTAGATATAGATTATGGTGATGAAGATTTTAATTATTATTATGTTTTTAAAACATTAAAAAGTCTTTTTTTAGATTTAAAAAGAAAGGAATCAAAAGTTCAAATAATAAGTCTTGATCATACTAAATTAACTCAAACAATTATGGATGTAGAATATGAGAATAAATATGATTTAATTATAAATGAGTTAAATAAAATTCATTGGTACGATAAAAAAGTTTTTGAAATTGTAGATAGTGGAACTTCTATATCAGCATTATCTAGGCAAACTAAAATACCTTATCATTCTTTATATAACACTTATAGAAATGTAATTAAAAAATTAAAAAAAATCTTATGATATACAAATTATCACCAGAACAAATAAAATGGTGTATGGATTTAGCCATAAAAAGGTCAGGCACTCACAATCACGCAGAAACAAAAAACAGTATAAATTGTTTTAAAAACAAAGCTGGATGGTATAGACATTATTTAGGTGTTTTAGGAGAATTAGCATATTCTATACATTCAGGTTTAAAAATAAGACCTTTTACAGGTGAAGCAGATAATGGAACAGATTTTGATAATGGGGTAGATGTAAAAGCTTCAGATACAAAATATAAACCAAATTTGTTATTATTTGAAAAACAATTTAAAAGAAAATTTGCTGATCGTTATGTTTTAGTTTGGGTTAAATTACCTTATGTAGAAATAATTGGAGAAATTAAAAGACAAAAAGTAATTGAATTAAAGGAAATTAAAAATTTTGGTTATGGTAATTCTTATTTTGTAAACAACAAACATTTAAATAATCTTATATTATGAAATTAGGAGATATAGTTTATTATTTTACTTATTATACTGGTATTAGATATATATGGAAAAAGATATATCCAAATTGCAAATGTGATGAAAGGAGAAAAGATTGGAATAAAATAAAAGTTAAAAAATGGTAAAATTTACTGAAAATGATAGAAAACAATGGCAATCCTTTAGACTTTCAGAACCAAACTATATCACAAGAATACAATTTCATATGGTTTGCCACCTCCACTCACAATATTACAAACATAAATACTATGAACCCTGTACTTGTAATCCAAAAAAAATAAATAAATTAATAAAAGATTTAAATATTATTTGGGATAATGGGATTAAATAGAATTAAAAAATTAGAGCAAACATTAATAAATTTTTTAAATTTTGATGGATGGGATTTAAAATGGACAGGAAATGGTTTTGAACATTATGATGCTGAAGGTTATACTTCTAAAGGTTTTAAGTGTGTTATTGAAATGAAATTTAGAAATAAATATTATAAAGATAAAATGCTTGAAAAATATAAATATGACAAATTAATAAAAATGAATAAGGATATTATAAAATTATATTTTGTAAATGATCCTAAAGGAAATTTTATGTTTTGGTTAAATAATTTACAAATGCCAAAACCAATTGAAATGTACTGTCCAGACACCACTTTATGGACTAAAAAAAGGTTACTTAAACCTGTTTATTTACTTAAAGAAAACCTTGCAAGTAAAATTAATTTAAATAATTAAAAAAATTTGATCATATAATATATATTTTGTATATTTATACTTATAATATATAACATATGAATAATACAACATTTGAAAACATTGGCTATCACAAGGATTTTTATGTAAATGGTAAATATATAGGTTATCATAAATTAGAAACATATAATGGTAAATGTGGTTATGCTTCAAAGGAAGATTTTATTGCTAATCGCAACCTTACTGTACAAAAAGCATTTAATAGATATGCAGTAATAAAAAAAGGTCAACATTATACTACACAAATTATACCATTATGTGGTAGGGTATTAGGCACACAAAATGAAAAAATACAAAGATTATCAAATTCACAATTAACTTTTAATAAATAATTATGTATAAACTAGAAAAATATAAACAAAATTTAACCATTGATGGAAACAATGTTTGGAGTTATAATACAATAGTTGCCAAAATAGAAGGTAATAAATTGTTACAACAAGGATGGTGGTCTGTAACCACTCAAAAACATATAAATTATGTATCAAAAGAATTAGATTTAAAATTAATAAAATAAAATTATGGCACACGAACCACACGCATTTGAAAACCAAATATTTGATCACTTTAGAAAAAACGCAGAAAAAATAAATAATTGTATTGAATTTTTAGTTGAACATAATTACACTGTTATAGATTTGGAAGGAAAAATTATTACAAAAGATAAAATTAATTTAGACTTTAAAGAATCAAGCAACTACAGAATACCTAAATTAAAAAAAGAATGATATTATTAATAGATGCAGATAGTTTGGTTTTTGCTAGTTGTTGTAAAAAAAAAACAACACCAGATGATTCCCCACATTGTAAAAACATAGAAGATTCCATAATTAAATTTGATGAACAATTTATGGGAATTATAAATGATTTGCAAGAGGTTTATGATATTGAAAAAATAATAACATTTAATGGATGTAAAGGTAATTTTAGGAAATTAATAACTAAAAATTATAAAGCAAATAGAAAAAAACAAATCTTACCACCTTTACTTCACCAAATGCACCAATATGTAAAAGACAATTATGATAGTAAATATGGTTTTGGTATAGAAACAGATGATATGGTGGCAAGATATTGGAAAACTTTAAGTGAGGAATTTGGTAGAGATCAAGTTATGATAGTTTCTATTGATAAAGACTATAAGCAATTTCCTTGCCTAATTTACAATTACCATTTTAAGCACAAAGAAATATTAGATATATCTGAAGAACAAGCATTATATAATTTTTATGAGCAAATGATAATGGGTGATACTGCAGATAATGTAAACTATTTTAAAGGAAAAGGTAAAAAGTTTGCTGAAAATTATTTTAAAAATTGTAATAGTAAATACCAATACACTAAAAAATTATATGAATTATTCAAAAATAAATACAAAAGCAAAGCAAAACAAAAATATATTGAATGCTATACTTTATTAAAACTATTAACTAATTAATATGAATGTGGAAGAATTTTCTTACTATACAAAATACAAAAATAATTTAACTCAATTTATTATACATAACTGTTCATATTCTAAAAATAAAAAAAGATTAAACAGAATTAATTTAAATGAAAGGCAAATTTTAGATTTATTAAAAGAATTAATTGAAATTAGTTTATATTGTGATCAAATAAATAACAGAAAATAATACGTTATATATATAAGTATGATAGAAAAAATTGATATAAACAAAATATTTCCTAATAAAGAAAATCCACGTTTTATTAAGGATTATAAATTTAAAAAATTAGTTAAAAGTGTAAAGGAATTTCCACAAATGTTAAAATTAAGACCAATTATTATAGATAAAAATAATATAATTCTTGGTGGTAATATGAGATATAAAGCTTGTGTTGAAATTGGATTAAAAGAAGTATATATTATTAAGGCACATTCTTTCAATGAAGAACAATTAAAGGAATTTATAATTAAAGATAATGTAGGATATGGTCAATGGGATTGGGATATTATTGCTAATCAATGGGATACACAACAATTAAATCACTGGGGTTTGGAAACTTTAGAGTTAGAAGAAACATTTGATGAAGGTGAAATAACCGAAGATGATAATGAAAATAATAAAAATGAAGTTATAATAAATTTAACAATGCCATTTTACCAATATGAAAAAATGGAAAATGATTTTGAAAGTTTTATTAAAAAATATCCAAATGTAGTATGCAAAATACAAAATTAAACATATTAATTTATCCAATGTTATCGGTAGATAATTTAAATGCTGATAGCAATTATATTATTATAAAACAACTATGTAATGAATTATTAAAAACAAATAGATATAATTTTTTTTTATTAATTGATTCAAATAGAAAATATATAAAAGATGATTTAAATTCTTTGGTTAAAATTTTAAAAATACCAATGCCAAAAAGTAAAAAACATCAGGTTATCCATTTTAATTCTAATATTTTTAGAGAAATATTTAAAAGATACTCATTTGATATAATATGGAATAATGTAGTTGAACAAGGACACCATTTAAGATATTTTCAAGATACTATAGTGGATGATTTTAGACCAAAGGTTTTTAATTATCACCATTATGTAATTCATAGAAGTTTAGAAAAGGTTACAAGCTATTTACCTTGTATTCATATTTTATATGATCAAATAGTTGGTAGTTTAGGTGCTGATTTAAATTTTTTCCATACTCAATATTGTTTTGATATGTTATTGGAAGAAGCTAATGACATTTTAAAAGAAAATAAAATAAATTTATTAAAACAAAAAAGTGTTATAAGTCTTGGTGGTTATGTTAATCAAATTAAAAGTATAAAAAAATATGAAAAATTTACTTTTATATATAATCATAGATTAGATGGCTATAAAAATTGGCAAATTACTTTTAATCAATTTGACCAATTATGGGATGAAGGATTAGATTTTCAAGTTATATTAACAGCAGGAGATAAAGACAATATTAATACTATAAATAAAAAACCATATTGTATTGTAAAATCCTTTACTAAACATAGTGATTATTTAAAGGAATTAGCTAAATGCCATAGTAACACAATTAATAGTAGGCACGAAACATATTGTATAAGCATAGCAGAAAGTATAATGAATGACCAAATAACCATATTACCTAATAGGTGTACTTTTCCTGAATTAGTTGGTAAAGATTACCCTTATCTATTTAATACAGTAGATGATCAATTAGAAATGCTTAGAAAGGTTATTAAAAACAATATTAAAACTTTTGATTATGATACTAAACACAAATTAACTTTAGATAATCATATTAGAACTATTCATTATTTATTTAAAAAATTAGGAACACCTACAAAAACTAAAATATTTGATAGCATAAAAAAACAAAAAAGTAAAAACGAAATAAAAAAATACTTATCTAAACATAGTGAAGTTAGTTTGCATAATTTTAAAAATTTTGTATTTAAATTAGGTTATGCTTCACAAAGTTTTCCAAATGCTAAATTAAAAATGATATTAAATGAACTAAATTATGATTATAATATAAATTTAGATAAATTTCAAAAAATGAATTATGAGTAAAACCGACAAAATCCGACATACTAAGAATAATTTAATTGCAGCCTTAGAAAAATCAATGGGAGTAGTAACTACTGCCTGTAAAAATGTAGGAATACACCGATCAACCTTTTATGATTATTATAATAATGACGAAAAATTTAAAAAGGAAATAAATGATATTGGTAACGTAGCACTTGATTTTGCAGAAGGTAAAATGTTTGAACAAATACAAAATGGTAATACACAATTAATTAAATTTTATTTAGCGACTAAAGGTAAAAAAAGAGGTTATGTTGAAAGGCAAGAAATAACTGGAGCAGAAGGTATGCCAAATCATTTTCAAATAGAAATAATTGATAAAACAGATCCAAACTAATATAGTTTATAAGCATTTAGTCAATAACAATAAAAAAATAGTAGTTGAACAGGGTGGAACTAGATCAGGTAAAACCTACAATATACTTTTATTTATAATATTTCATTATTGCGCTCATAATACTAAAAAAATAATTACAATTTGTCGTAAAACCTTTCCAAGTTTAAGGGCAACAGTAATGAGAGATTTTATAGAAATATTAAATTCTCAAGAAATATATAGAGATGAATTCCATAACAAATCAAATAGTGAATATCATTTATTTGGTAATTTGGTTGAATTTACTTCTCTAGATCAATCACAAAAAATTAGAGGTCGTAAACGGGATTTATTATTTATAAATGAAGGTAATGAATTGTATTGGGAAGATTGGCAGCAACTTATTTTTAGGACACAGGAAAAAATAATAATTGATTTTAATCCCTCAGATGAATATCATTGGATTTATGATAATGTTATAACCAGAGAAGATTGTGCCTTTTTCAAAACAACTTATTTAGATAATCCTTTTTTAGAAGATGTTATTAAAGAAGAAATTGAAAGGTTAAAAGAAACAGATGACCAATATTGGCAAATTTATGGGTTAGGTGAACGAGCAACAAGCATATCAACTATATTTAAATATGTTGAAACAAAACAAATACCATTTGATGCTAACTTAATAGCTTATGGAATGGATTTTGGTTACTCAAATGATCCAACCACATTGGTTGCTGTTTATACACTTGATCATAATTTATATATAAAAGAACATTTATATAGAACCAAAATGACTACAAATGATATTCATATTTTTTTAAAAGAACAAAATTTATTAAGCAATCCTATTTATGCTGATTCAGCAGAACCAAGATTAATTGCTGAACTAAGGAGAATGGGACATAATATATTTCCAAGTTTAAAAGGTAAAGATTCTGTTAATGCAGGGATAGACCTATTAAGAAGATATAAAATACATATTACTACTGATTCATCTAATGCTATACAAGAATTTAGAAATTATAAATGGAAAGAAGATAGATCAGGAAAACTTATTAATGTTCCAGAAGATAAACATAACCATATTATTGATCCTTGTAGATATGCAACCTATTCTTTATTATCAAGACCTAACTTTGGTAAGTATGCTATACAATAAAGTTGCCTATTTAATATATATTTTGTATATTTAATTATATTAATAATTAAAACAAACAAAATGACAAAAAAAAGACAATACAAAGTAGCAAAATCAACACTTAACAAATCAGGAAATACTTTGTTACAATTACGAGAGCAAACATCTTTTGGATATGCAACATACTTTTTATTTCAACATCAATTAGAAAAAAAGATGATAGAAAAAAACTTTGAGATTATTAACTAATAATAATGGGGGTGTAAAAACCCCCTTTTTTATATGACATTATTAAAAAAATTTAATCAATTAAAAACCTTAAAAGAAAAAAGGTTATTTGCTTTAAAATTAGCAAAAACAGATTACGATATTGAGATGTTGAATTATGAAAAATTATCTTTCTTTTCAATACATATTTTATTTTACAAATATATTGGTAAAAAATACATAATAAAAAGACAATATAAACCAAAACATAATTCACAAAGAAACTTTTAGTTGTCCATTTGATATATATTTTGTATATTTGATTATATAATAAAAAAACATAAATATGGAAAACAAACCTGAAATTTACCAAAATGCAAAATTAATTGGCAAAGCTATTGGTAATTTAAAATCACTAATTAGTTATGCCGATCTTCCTGAATATCAAAAAGAATGGTTAAAAGAAGCTTTAAGATGTGTTGAGCAAGTAGATTATATTAACTTAAAAAATAGGTTTTAATTATGAGCAAATTAATAGATGATTTAAAAGCTGAAATAGTTTTACTTGAAAACAAATTAGAAATGGCTAAAAACCACCATTATGTCCACGAATCTCATTCATTACATTGTCAAGATGGTGAACTTTATATTTACCACAATGGAATAAATGATGAAGAAAGATGTGTTGTAATTAATGTAGAACAGCTTTTAAAAGACTTACCTTTTATAATAGATCAAACAATAAAAGAAAATAAAAAAATGCAAGAAATGTATTTAAATAACCTAAAAGACTCAATTAAAAAATTATGAAACCAATGAGAAAATTTGGTGCTTTATTAAAAGCATTATTAAATCCACAAAAATCAGGTATTTTTTGGGTTAAAGTACCTCAAACATTTAAAAATAAAGAAGATAAAAGTAATTTTATATATTCAACAATAGAATTACTAAATATTAAAATTAAAATAGATGATAACCAAAATACAAAACACTAAAGATTTAGCATATTATAATAATGCAATTCTTTTATCAGAATTAATTAATAAAGAAGTAGCTGATTCAGATAATAAAAATTTAGTAACAATACAAGAATGTATAATTGATATTTTATTTTACACTAATAATTTACAAACTCATATTGCTAACTGCAAATTAGCTAATAGTAAATATAGAGAACAAAGAAACAATGCTTTATTAGAAATAAATGAATTAACAGAAGAAATAGAATATATAGAAAACAATCAGATATAGTTGTGGGTATTGTATATATTTTGTATATTTGATTATATTAATAATTAAGTTAATATGCAAAACAAACAAAATGAAACAAACAATTAACAAAGTAAATTTACAGACAAGACAAAGCAATGTTAATCTTGCTAAACAAATTGCAAATTATTTAAATTTAGATTATACTGTTTTAAACAAAAGTGTAATTATAAATTATACTAGCGATAAATTTGCAAATATTATTTTAAACAATAACTGGGATAATAAAATTAATTTTAATTTAAAAAATTTAAAATAAACAAAATGAACTTACAACAATTAAAAAGCAAACATTTAAAAGAATTACAACTTTTAGAAAAAGGTACTAAACTTTTAAAGGGCGAAGCTTTAAGAGAATTATGGAGAAGTATAGATAAATTACAACATCAACATAATTTAAAAGAAACGCAATGGATTAATAATGATATGAAAAAATTTAATCAAAAATTAGAACAATTTAAAACTTTTATGTAATGATCAAAAAATTCTTAAAACAAAACCCAAATAATTGGATGTGGTTAATTTGCTTTTATGCTTTAGCTTTATTAATAACTATAATTTTAACTATAAAAATATAAATTAATGAAGCAAATAAATAATATAATAACATTAGAATGCGATAATTTTGAATTAGAAGTTAAATATGAATTTCGTAAAGGTAATGCAGGTAATTATTATAATCCACCAGAAGAAGATGAAATTAATATTAAAAGAATTTATATAGAACAATATACCACTGAAGAAGGTGACATTATTAATATAAATAAAAGACTTTTTCCAATATCAGGACATAAAGTGCCTTCAGCTTGGGAAGAAATAATAATGCAAGAAATATCTTATAATGTAGAAAATTTTACATAATTATAATAAATCCGTTTGTTTGTTTAAATTAGTGCTTAGAAATAGGCACTTTTTTTGTGCAGTAAAATCACCAATTAAATACGTTATATAATTATGGAAGTAAAGCTTACAATACCTGACCACTTAAATGAAATCACTTTAAAGCAATATAAAGAATTTCTAAAAATTAATGAAACAAGTGAAGATGTTAATTTTATACAGGCTAAAATGATGGAAATTTTTTGTAACATTTCCAATAAAATGGCTACTGAAATGAGATATAAAGATGTAGAAGATATTACAGGAACTTTAAATTCAATGTTTTTAGAAAAACCTAAATTGGTTACAAGGTTTAAAATAAACAAAAAAGAATATGGTTTTATACCAAATTTAGATGATATGACTTTAGGTGAATATATAGATTTAGATACATATTCAGGTAATTATGATAATATAGAGGTTGCTATGAATGTTTTATATAGACCTATCACTAATAAATTAGGAGGTAAATATGACATTGCTAAATACAATCCTGAAACAAAAGATAATATGTTAAAAATGCCAATGGATGCGGTTATAAGTTCTTTGTTTTTTTTTCTGAATTTAGGACTGGAATTGTCAGCAATTACCCTGAACTCTTTGGAGAACAAACAACCAACACACTCGGACCAACTGAAGGATTTGCAGCAAAATATGGATGGTATCAATCACTTTTTGCCTTATCTAAAGGAAACATTGAACGAATTGAAAATATCACTAAATTAAAATTTCATCAATGTTTTTATATGTTGGCATTTATGAAAGACAAAACAGAGTTAGAAAACAAACAAATAAAAAAACAATTTAAATGAGCCAACAAGGAACAAGGGCATTTTATCAAGCTACCGAAACAATTAAATCTCAATTATTAGCAGATATAAATGTAAACAGCGTTACAACTGGAGATATAGCGGATGTAGATTTACAAAAACAAACCATATTTCCTTTATCACATATTATAGTTAACAATGTAGTACAAGAAGATGGTGTTTTAAGATTTAATATTTCAGTATTAGCAATGGATATAGTTCATCAATCTAAGGAAATAACTGTTGATCAATTTGAAGGAAATAACGATTTACAAGATATTTTAAACACTCAATTAGCAGTAGTAAATAAATTAACACAAATATTAAGAAAAGGAACTTTACATTTTGACAAATACCAATTAGATGGTAATCCTAACATAGAGCCATTTTATGATAGATTTGATAATGAATTAGCAGGGTGGACAATTACAATGGATATTTTAATTTATAACGATATAAGTATTTGCTAATGGATTTTAATGAATTAAATAAAGCGTTTAAAATTTTTGGTGATTATATGGTTGCTGAATCACAAAAAAATCTTAAAGAAAAAGGCAAAGGTGGTGGACCATTATACAATTCACTTAGCTATAAAATAAAAGATGAAAAAACTAAAGTAATATTAGATTTTTTTATGGAGGATTATGGGTTATTCCAAGATCAAGGTGTTAAAGGAAAAGACCCTAAAAAAGTTAGTTCTAATGCTCAATTAACTGGACAACAAGCACCTAATTCACCCTATAAATTTGGTTCAGGTAGTGCAAAAGGTACTTGGAAAGATTTTGTGAGAGGTATATCATCTTGGGCACAAATTAAAAATATTAGATTAAGACAATACACATATAAAAACGGAATAAAAAAATCAACAGGAAAATTCGCAAAAGGAAATTATGAGACAATTGGTCAAGTAATAGCACGAAATATTTATAATAGAGGATTAAAACCATCCTTTTTTTATACTAAACCTTATAATAAAGCATTTGATAATTTACCACAAGAATTATTCGAGGCTTATGCACTAGAATTTGAAAAAGGAATAAAAATAAAAAACAATGGCAACAAGATTAATTAGAAGTCCTCAATATATTTCTGCAATTTCAGGAACATCTGGAACAGCATCAGTAAAACTTACGATTTCTAT